GGGGCAGCTCATCCTCTTCATCGAGGGCGAGATCCACGGGAGCGAGTGACGTGGCGTCTCTGACGCTCACCACAGCGCCGACCATCGAGCCAGTGAGCCTGGACGACGCGAGAGTCCACCTGCGCCTGGACCCCGACGACCACGCGCAGGACGCGTACCTCGAGACGCTCATCACCGCGGCGCGAGAGTCCGTCGAGGCGCACACGTCGCGCGCGCTGATCAACCAGACGTGGACGCTCAAGCTCGACGGCTTCCCTGGCAGCGACGGGCTCGTCCTGCCCCGCGCACCGCTTTCGTCGGTGACGTCGCTGTCCTACGTGGACGACGACGGCGCGACGCAGGTGTGGGCGTCGAGCAACTACGTGGTGTCGGCGCCGAGCGGACCGCGCCCCCCGGCCGGCCGTCTCTGGCTGGCGTACGACATCAGCTGGCCGACCGGGGTCCGATCGCAGCGGGACTCGGTCATCGTGGTATTCGTCGCCGGCTACGGCGCGACGGCCGCGAGCGTCCCGGCCGTGTTCCGCCAGTCGATACTGCTTCTTGTCGCCGAGATGCACGAGCGGCGCGAAGAGGGCATCGTCGGCGCGGCCGTGACCACCGTCCAGGTCGGCATCGACCGGCTGCTCGCGTCCTACGTCGTCGGGGGCTGGTAGTGCGCGCGGGCGAGCTCGACCAGTCGGTCACGCTGCTGGAGCTCGAACGCGGCCAGGCGACGACGACGGGCTACCCGCTGGAGGAGTACGTCGCGCGCGTCACGATCCGTGCGCAGGTCGTACCGAATGGCGGGTCCGAGCGGTGGGCGCAGGTCACGCGGGACTACGCGGCGACGCATCGATTCCACATTCGCTACCGCGGGGACATCGACGAGACGTGGCGCCTGCGGTGGCGCGAGGAGGAGTTCGCGATCCGCGCGATCCTGCCCGGCGGCCGTCGGCTGCGCGAGTTCATCGACCTGATCGCAGTGGCGAGCGGCGCGGAGAACCCGCGGACCTGAGCGTTCCCGTTCCGGGGGCGGGCTCAAGTGGGTGATCAGCCCTCGTCGCCGCGCCCCCGGGGACCGCACACGGGTCAATGCTGCGGCGCGTGACGAGCGCGCCCTCGTGGTCCGACTGCCGGTCTACTCACCCGGTCGTCACCCCGGGCCCCTCACGGCGTCGGCATCCTAACTGACGCGAGTTCGCCGCGCCAACAGCGTCCCCGAGCGTGGCCTTACGATGCGCCCTCATCGACCGGAGGACGTCATGCCACGCACCGCAATCGCCGCGCAGACCGCCAAGGGACCGTACGAGGCCACGGTCTCGGCGGACGAACTGGATCTGACCCTGACGGCTGCGGACGTCGCCAACGGCAACGAGGTCGCGTGGAGCGGCAACGAGCTGCTCCTGCTTGTGCAGAACTCCGACGCGACGAACCCCTACACGTTCACCGTCGCGTCCGTCGCGGACCAGTACGGCCGCACGAACGACATCACGACGTACAGCCTCGCAGCCGGCGAAATCGGTCACTACCGATTGCGGCGCCACGGGTGGCAGCAAAGCGACAACACGCTGCACCTCGACGCCAGTAACGCAGCTATCAAGTTCGCGGTGGTCGCGCTGCCGTAGCATGGCCGGCGGCGACTTCCTCGCGGTGCGCATCGACGGGATCGACGACCTCGCCGCGTCGATGCGCGCCGTCGGTGCGATCGGGAGCAAGCAGGCGCTCACGTCGTCGATGCTCAAGGCGGTCAAGCCGATCGTCGTCGATGCCAACCTCACAGCTCCGGTCGGCGAACCGCCGGAGTCTGCCGGTGACAAGCCGCTCAAGGGCTCCTACGTCGCGCGCGTCCGGCTGTCGAAGAGCCAGATGCGTAAGCGCGGCGGGCGGTATCACCCCGTCGAGGTCTTCGTCGGATCGACGGCTCGCCACGCGCATCTTGTCGAGTTCGGACACCGGATGGTGGTTTCGACGTCCGAAACGGAATGGGTCCTGCGCGGCCGTCGACGCCGGCGCGAGACCGAGGGCCGGACCAGAGGGCAGTTCGTCCCGCTCGATGCAGCGGGCACGCTCGAAGACCTGCGCGCTTTCAAGGAGGAGCGTGTCAAGCGCCAGGTCGGTCATGTTTCGGCTCACCCCGTCCTGCGCCCGGCCTTCGACCGGCAACACAAGAAGGTCATGGACATCTTCTTCCGCGACATCGGTCAGAGCGTCGCGCGCGTCGCCAAGCGGTACCGGCGCCAGGCCGAGCGCGGGAAGCTGTCCAAGGGCGCCAGGGTCGCGTACAGCGTGCCGCTGTGATCGAGTACGCAGTCCGCGCGCGACTCGTCGCTGTGGCGGCCGTGACGGCGATCGTGGGTGACGGCACGGGCAGCGAGTCGCGCGTCACGGTCATGCACCTACCCGAGCGCCCGGTGTGGCCGTGCATCACGATCCAGCGCGTGAGCGACGCACCCGAGTACGACATGGAGGGCGAGGCCGGGCTGTCGGTGGCGCGCGTCCAGGTGGACTGCTGGCACGCGCGCAGCCGGTCGGCCGACGCCTACGCCGCCGTCCAGACGCTCGCCGGGGAGGTCCAGACGGCACTCTCGGCGTACTCCGGCACGGTGGGCGGGCACACGATCCAGCGCTGCTTTCTTGCCTCGCGGCGCCCCCTCTATGACGACACGGGCGAGACGCACCGGGAGTCGATGGACTTCATGATCGCCTACTCCTGAGCGCCCCGGGGCGCCCTGAGCGTGGGCCTATGATGCCCGCTCAACCCGAGGAGTCACGACATGGCGACCGCGAAGGCATCATGGGGCACGCTGCTCAAGCGCGAGACGACCCCGGCGTCGGGCACGTACACGACGATCGCCGGTCTGACCGACGTCCCGTTCCCGGCGATTTCGTCGGACTTCAGCGAGACGACCGACATGGAGTCGTCCGGCGGATTCCGGACGCACATCCCGACGCTCCTCTCGGTCGAGGAGTTCTCGGTCGAGATCAACTACGACTCCGCCGATGCCACGCAGGAGCAGCTCACCGCTGACCTGGTGGCGAAGACGGTCCGCAACTACAAGATCATCGCGGTGGACACGGGCGCTGCCGACTGGGCGTTCGCCGCGTACGTCGCGCGCATCCAGCCGACCGGCACGCGCGACGGACACCACACGGCGACCGTCACGTTCCGGCCGACCGGCGCGGTAACGAGGACGTAGCCGTGAGTGAGCCGCGGACGATCCACCTTGCCGGTCGCGACCTGCCCGTGATCTACACGGCGCGGGCGCGCTACCTCTTCGAGTCGCTCACGTCCTATCCGCTGTCCGCCCTGCGCGTGTGGCGCGACCCGTCCCACCCGTCCGATGTCGAGTTGACATGCCTGCTCGTGGCCGGGCTGGAAGGCGCGCGCCTCCGCGAGGCCCGTCCCGCGCGACGCACCCCGTGGACGCGCGAGACGGTCATGGACGACCTCATCGACCCGTCCACGCCGCGGGAGCGTGGGGACGCGCTGACGGTCTGCATCCAGGCCGTAGGCGACGCGTTCGGAGCGGCCGATGGCGACAACGCTGCCGACACGGAGGACGCGACAGGCGCCGAGGGAAAAGCACATACGGAGGGCTGACGTGGTGGGACAGCGAGATCCGCACCGCTCTCCGCGCCGGGATCTCGCGCGACCGCTACTGGCATCTCACGCCTGCCGAGTTGAGCGAGGAGATCGCTGCGTGGCGGTGGCGGATGCGCCGCGAGGAGTCGGTCGCGATGTCGGCCGCGTGGCATTGCGCGCTGTGGTCGCGGTGCGCGAAGTTCCCGATGCTCAAGGACGCGCTGGCTCCGTACGTGGACGCGCCGCGCGAGACGCCGCAGGACCGCGAGGCGCGCACCCGCGCCGCGGCAATCGCGTGGGGCGCCGCGCTGAAGGTGATCGGCGAGGCGCAGGAGGCGCGGGCCAACAAGCTCGCGGAGGCGTGAGCCGTGGCTGAGTCCATCCAGTCCGTCCACGTCGAGTACACCGCGAGCACGAAGCAGACGCGGGAGGAAATGGAACTCGGCGCGAAGAAGGCCGAAGAGTACGGCCGTCGCGTCGGTCAAAGCGTCAAGGCCGCGAAGACCAGCGGGCCCGCGATGGCGGCGGGCGTCAAGCCCGCGACGAAGGCATGGGGGCAGCTTGGGCAGCAGGTAGCGGGCGCCCCGGCCACGATCGCGGTCGCGTCCAACGCGATGGTCGCGTTCGGGGCTAAGGGCGCGGGCGCGATCGGTGCGGTCGGTGGCGGTCTCGCGTCGCTCCTTGCGTCCGGCTTCACGCCGCTCGGCGTCGCGATCGGCGTCGCGACCATCGCGATGGCGGCGTTCGGGGCGTCGGCCGACAAGGTCGATCCGCAGATCAAGTCGGCCGGGGATCGCGTCAAGAGCCTCCAGGAGCGCGTGTCAAAGCTCAAGGACGAGCTGATCGCGACGGAGGCCGTGGGCTTCGGCAAGCGCCAGGAGTTCATCGACGCGCAGACTCTCAGGGCGGCAGAGTCCAAGCTGGAGAACCTCACCAGCAGGCTCGAGCACTTCCGCCGAGCCGCTGCCGATCTGCCGGAGGCTGGCTTCATCGCTGGCTTCGGCTCTGAGGGCAAGCTCCGGGCGCGGTACGACGAGGAGATCAAGCGCCTCGCGCCTCTTGCGAGGGCGCAGCGCCTCCGGGTGCAGCTCCTCCGCGACGAACTCGCGGCCAAGCGCGACCTCGCGGACTTCGCGAAGGGCATCGACCCTCGCCGCCGTGACCTTTCCACCGCGATTCTAGAGATGGAAGGAGCGGGGAAGCTCTCCGAGGCGCGTGCGGAGGCGGCGAAGAAGACGCTCGATGCGTTCGTGACGATCGGCGAGATCGAGGACCGCGTGATGGCGTCGGTCGCTGACTTGCTGCGCGGCGACATTCCACCGCTCGACCCACAGGTCGCGTTCGAGTTGAGCGAGTTGGGGCGCGAGGCCGCGGAGACCGAGCAGGCGCACCGGGACCTCTACGAGACGATGGAGCGCGGCCCGGACGCGGCCGAGATCGCGCGGCAGGCGGCGCGCATCAAGCTCGGCCTCAAGCCGGGCGACGGCGTCACGTTCGCAGACATCTGGGGACTGCCGCCGGAATCCGAGGCGCCCGAGGCCCCGGCGAGCTTCGGACAGGGATTTGCCGAGCAGATCGCGCGCGACCTCAAGACCATCGACGAGATCGGCGCAGCCGTCGCGATCTCGCTCACCGACAACCTCGGCGACGCGATGGCCGAGTTCGCCCTCGGCGCGATGACCGGCAAGGAGGCGATGCGATCGTTCGCGTCGTCGGTCGTGTCCGACCTCGCGCGCATTGCGTCGCAGGATCTCGCGCTCTCCCTCTTCTCGTCGTTCGGCGGTGGCGGCGAGGACTCCGGCAAGGGCGGTCTTATCGGCGGCGCAGTCAAGGGCCTGATCGGGTTCGAGCGCGGCGGCGCCTTCCGGGTCGGCGGCAGCGGCGGCGCGGACAGCCAGCTTGTCGCGTTCAAGGCGAGCCCCGACGAGACGGTCACCGTCGAGACGCCGGGGCAGCGCGGGGGCGGCAGGCGCGCGATCATCAACCTCCACAACTACGGCGTGGACGTGACGCCCACGTCCACGGTCGGTCCGAGCGGTGACGAGATCATCGACATCGTGGCGCGACGCGTCGCGCAGGACTTCGCGACCGGCGGGCCTGTGAGCAGGTCGGCCGAGCAGCACTACGCGCTGCGCCGGCGGGGGAGGACGCAGTAATGGCTGCCTGGCCGTCCACGCTCCCCGCGGGCCTGCCGCACCCCGTCCGGATCGTCACCCGTGAGGTGAGGCTCCGCACGCAGATGGACTCGGGTCGCGTCAAGATGCGAGCCCGGTTCACCGCGCCACCGGAAGACGTGACGCACCCCGGCATGGTGCTCACCGACACGCAGCGCACGGACCTCGAGACCTTCTTCGTGACCACGACATCCGGCGGCGTGGACGAGTGGGACTGGACGCACCCGGCGACGGGTGCGGCGGCGTCCTTCCGCTTTGCGACGCGGCCGACGTACCGATCGCTCTCGGTCGGTCCTGCCACGGGGCGCGGGTGGATCGCCGACTTCGCGCTGGAGATCATCCCGTGAGTCGGTCTCTGACCACCGGGCAGCTGACCAAGCTCTACGCCGCGACGCAGGACGACCCGCTCCTGTCGCTGCTGACGGTCACACACGACGACATCACGACGATCCGTCGCGTCATCGGGCACGCCGACGTCACGAGCCGGAGCAACGTCTACACCGCGGCGGCGTTCGACCTCGTGCTGCCCGACGAGAGCGAGGAGCGGCCACCGCTCGGCCGCATCGTCATCGACTTCGTGGACCAGTCGATCACCGCGTCGCTGCTCGCGATCAACACTCCGCCGAGCGTGCTCATCGAACTCGTCTTCGCCTCCGCGCTCGACACGGTTGTCGCGTCGTGGCCGATGCTGTGTCCTGTCGCGCGGTGGGATCTCTACCAATGCGAGCTGGAACTCGCGGCCGACCCGACGCTGGAGGAGCAGTTCCCGGGCTTCAGCTACGCGCCCGGGACGTTCCCGGGGCTGTTTGCGCGATGAGTCTCGCGACGCAGCACGCCCCGCCCGGCTGGACGACCGGATACCTCGGCCTACCCTTCGCGCTCGGGTCGGACGGCCCCGACGCCTACGACTGCTGGGGCCTCGCCCGTCGCGCGCTCCGCGAGCAGTACGGCATCGAGACGCCCGCGCTCGAGTCGATGCGTGGCGGGCAGATCCCGGAGCAGGTCGAAGCGGGCTCGCGCGGCTGGCGCCAGGTGCCGACGTCGGAGGCGCGCGGCGGCGACGTGCTCGGGCTACGCGGCCACGGACCAGGCCTGCACGTCGGTCTCGTCGTCGCGCCCGGGTGGATGCTCCACACGGCGATCGGCCACGTCTCGCGGCTCGACCGCTACGAGCGCGCGCCGTACTCCGGGCTGATCCTCGGCGCGTGGCGCTACGTCGGCGAGGGCGCGGGCGAGGATGTGGCGTCCGAGCGTCCCGGAGCGATCGCGGGCCTCGGCGCGCTACTCGCGAGCGTGGCGTACCAGGTCGTGGTCAACGGCATCGTCATGTACGGCCTGGGGCTGCTCGCCAAGGCGCTCGCACCTCCAGGCCCGCGCGACCCGGACGAACTGCGCACCGGCATCCGTCGTCAGGCGTTCGGCGAGCGCGACGTCCAGGGGCAGTACCAGTCCGGCATGTGCGTGCTCGGAGAGCACCGCGTGTTTCCCGCGCACGTATCGCAGCCATACAACAAGGTCGAAGGCGGCAAGCTCTACGCGTACTACCTGTGGACGTGCGGCGTCGGGCCGGTCGGGTTCCGCAACGTGCGCATCGGCGAGGACCCGGTATTCGACGACGACGGCGAGATCATCTCGTATCGCACGGCGATGACCGGGTTTCGCGGCACATTCGGCGGCGCGATCGAGATGGAGTTCGTCCAGGGCCTTCCCGCGGATGACAACTACGAGCCTCTGTTCTACTCGACGAACGTCGAGCAGGCCCACGTCGGCAAGCGCATCCGCCAGTCGCAGGGCTGGAGCAGCTACCGCCGCACGCCGCGCGACGTGACATCGTTCCAGGTGATCGTCTCGTTCCCGAAGGGTCTCTACTGGATCCGCGACTCGGGCAAGATCACGAGCGCGCGCGTCAAGCTCGACGTCCAGTACATGCCGGTGACCGATGCGGTCGAAACCGGGAAGTGGCTGAATGGCGGCAAGATCAACCGGAGCGCGAAGTCACCGGATGCGATCTACGCCGAGGCGACCGTGTCCGGCCTCACGGCGGGCGAGTATCGAGTGCGCGTCCGCCGGGTGACGAAGGACTCTGCGGCGACCGGCATCATCGACGACTCGCATTGGGACGCGATCGTTGGCACGAAGTCGGGATCGCCGGTGAGCCAGCCCGACACGTCGCTGATCTCCGCGCGCGTCAAGATCGGCAACGAGTTCCCGTCCGGACTGGACGGGCTGAACGTCGTGGTGCGGTCGCTCCAGACGATCCATGAGGGCGCGACGGGGTGGAGCGCCTCGGCGAAGGCGAGCACGTACGCGCCGGACCTCTTCCGCGCGGTCCTCCAGGGCAAGGGCAGCGCGCGGCCCGCTGCCGACTCCGAGATCGACCTCGACACGCTCGCGGACTGGAAGGTCCACTGCGTCGCCCAGCGCCTGCGCTACTCGACCGTGATCCGGGTCGGCGAGTCGCGCACCGTCGAGGCCGTGTTGCGCGAGATCGCGGCGAGCGGCAAGGCGTCGCTCACGCGCATCGACGGCAAGTACTCGGTCGTCCAGGACAACCCGCTTGCGGGCGGCGGGCTCCAGTCCGGCACGATCGCCACCGTCGCGACATCCGGCACCGACACGACGGGCGTCACGGTCACGAAGGCGTGCGTGATGGAGACCGGCAAGTCGTACGCGCTGCGCTACCAGACGTCGGCGGGCGGGTGGCGGTATCACCCGGTCGATCTGGACACGACGGCAAACGGGACGAAGACGCTCGTCTTCACCACCGCGATCGACACGAACGACCAGCCGCCGTCCGTCAGTGACGCGTTCACGTTCGGGCTCGCGGGCGCTCCGGTCCAACTGTTCGCTCCGTCGAATTCATGGGGCTTCTCGACTGAGCGGCAATTCGCGATCCAGCCCGAGGGACTCAAGGTCGGATACGTCGCACTCGACAATACCGCGGAGGAGCCGACCGTCGACTCGTACCGCGAGGACGACGTCGTCGTGCCACAGGAGGGCTACACGATCGCGACGGCCGACGTGCTCGACACGCTCGACCTGCCCGGCGTCGTCGGGATGCACCCGGCGGCCAAGCTCGGCAAGTACCACCTGGCACAGATGAGGCACCGCGCGAGCGTTCACACGCTCTCGGTCGATTGGGAGGCGATGAATGTCGTGCGCGGCGACTGGGTGCGCGTGCAGCACGACGTCATCACCGAGGGCATCACGAGCGGCGTCATCAAGTCGCTGACGACGGACGGCAGCGACAACGTCACGGCGATCACCGTCGACGAGGGCTGCACAATGACCGTCGGGACGCGCTACGGGCTCCTGATCCGCAACGCCGACCCGGCCAAGTCGCGCCTCCATAATCCACAGGGCGTCGTGGACGCGACGGGCACGTTCACGACGCTGACCCTACTCGTCGCGATCCCGGCCGCGCAGTCGCCATCGGTAGGCGACGTCTTCGCCTTCGTCGCGCTGCTGAGTTCCGCCGGGGACTACCGCGTGCATCGCGTCACCCGGCAGAGCGAGTACGGGGCGCAGCTTCTGCTCGTCCCGGCCGCGCGCGAGCGGATCAACGCGCTCTACCTCGAGGCACTCGAGGCGACCGTGCAGGGCGTCGCGTCGGCATCGGACGACACCCCGGCGTCGCGGGCGCTGGGGACGGTCCCGGTCACGGCGGTCGCGAGTAACGCGGGCCCGTCTGCCCCGCCCGCCGGCGGCGCCACGGCGGGCATCACGATCGCCATTCCGCCGACCAGGAAGAAGCGCAAGAAGAAGGCGCGGAAGGCGGGCCGCAAGTGAGCGTCTGGATCGAGTACCAGTGGCGAGAGGCCCTGTCGTCCGTCGAGTCCGACGACATCGCGCCCGAGTGGTCCGCTCTCCATCGCGTGCCCGAGGACGCGGGGTCGGTCCGCTTCCTCGGGCTGCTGCCCGGCGAGGCGTACGACGTGCGCGTCCGCTACGTGGACGACGACTGCTGCGACGACCCCGAGGTCGGGCCGTGGACGACGCGGCTGGACGTCGTGGCGGGCTACCCCGTGCGCGACCCCCCGGCTCCCGTCGAGGTCCGGCAGACGTCATCTGGCTGCCTGTCGTGGCGCCAGCCGTCGAGCCCGGTCGACGTCATCGGGTACCGCATCCGCCACGCGCCCGGCATTCACTCGACGTGGGACACGATGGAGGACGCCCACGAGGGGTTCGTCGCTGCGTCGCCGTGGCCGCTCTGCGAGTTGCCCGGCGGGCTGCGGACGGTCGCGATCGCGGCCGTGGACAAGTGGCACAACGAGTCGACCACGCCGACCTTCGTCACGCTGCACGTCCGGCCGCTCGACGACGTGGCCGCGGTCACGATCCGGACCGAGGCGCTCGCCGGCCAGACGTCGGCGCAGCGCAGCGGGACGGCTGACCAGGCCCCGTTCTGGCGGACCGATCTTGAGCCGATGTGGAGCAACGACGCCGAGTCCGCGATGTGGGTCGACGACGACGCCCCGATGTGGGGCGCTCTGCGCGGCGACGCGCGAACCTCGATGTGGTCCGATGACGAGACGGTCGCGATGTGGGACCTCCCGTATGCGTGGGTCGAGCACGTCGCCACGCTGACCGTCGCGACGCACGAGACAGGCGTCTCGGCGCGCGTGTCCATCGGCGCCGTCATCGACTCGCCGAACGCGCCGTGGGCGATCCAGTACCGGCGGCCGGGTGGGGCCACGCCGATGTGGTCGGAGTCCGGCAAGTCGGCGATGTGGGACGCGGACAGCACGACGGCGATGTGGGCGGACGTCAACGAGCCGTGGCGCGCGTGGCCGGGCCGGGTCGACGGCATCGCGGACCCGGGCCCGTGGCGGGCGCGCGTCCTCGTCCCGGGCGGTCCCGGGCAGGGCGAGTTCACGTCGGGCTCGTGGACCGTCTCTGCCCCGATGCGCGAGGAGACCACGCTCGGCGCCAAGATCCCGGCGGACGGCGGCCGGGTGACGCCGACGACGCCGTTCGTCGTCGTCTCCGACGTCCGGGTCCAGCAGGTCGACTCCGGCGGGGTGGGCGTGGCCCTACGATCCATCCTGACGGACCGCAATCGGACGAACGGTCCCAACATCGAGGCGCAGGACGACGCGGGCGTGAGCCAGTTGGCCTACGCCGACGTGACGATCCGAGGAGCATGACGTGAGCGCACCGACACGAGCACAGATCGCCGCGTGGGCCGACGAGGCCGCGGGCAAGGCCGGGCTGGCCGACATCGCGGAGGCCGTCGCCTCGGCGCTCGGCGGCAAGGCCAGCGTCGAGCTGACGATCGCGAGCGGCGCCGCCGCGGCATCGACCGGCTCGCCCGCCGTCTTCACGCCGATCGTGACGCTCGACGGCGAGGGCGACGCGAGCGATACGCTGACCAACCTGACCGTGGACGAAGCCGACGACGGCGCGCTCGCGATCGTCTCGATGGAGAACGCGGCGCGGATCATCACGCTATCCCACGAGGCGACCGGCGACGGTCAGATGTCGTTCCGCGACTCGCTCGCGCTCGTGCTGTGGAAGACGACGCAGTACGTCCTCTTCTACTGCGACAAGGCGGCGACCCCGGAGACGCTGGTCGAGGTCGCGCGCTTCGGCTTCGTGAGCGACGACGTGAGCGCCGAGGCCGCCACGCGGGCGATCCTCGACTACGAGAACGGCCGGAGCTTCACGAACGAGGGCGCGACCGCTCAGGTGGTCCTCACGCTCCCCACGGCGCGCGCCGGGCTGCGGTTCACGGGCTTCGTGCAGGACGCGGACGGGTTGCGCTTTGTGGCCGCGTCCGGGGACACGATCCGCATCGGCGCGTCGGTGTCCCCGGCTGCTGGCTACGTCGAGTCCACGACAATCGGCGACGTCATCACGCTCCGCGCGATCAACGCGACGGAATGGATCGCCGAGAGCTACGTCGAGACGTGGACGGTCAGCGCGTAGCGGGGCCGTCTCGCGCGGCCCGTCGCCGCTCGTCGTACCGCGCTCCTGCTTGAGCCTGAGAGCACCGCGTCAGTGCGTTGTGCCGGACCGGGCGCCCGATGACGCGGGTGCAGGTTGGGCAGGGCTTGGGGCGTCGCTTGGCACTCATGCTGTCCTCCCGAGCGAGTTCGGCCGGCGGCGGTACTCTCTCCAGGGGGCGCCGACCGTTAGCGACGAGACCTTTGGCGTGCTCACTCCCCACCCCCGTCCCGCCCCTCGGCGCGGGCGATGCGACACGAGACACGAGCACGCGTGGTGCTTCTCGTTGCCGCGCCCGCTCTGGTCGTACACGCAGGCGTGTGCTTCGTCATGGAGTCCGCCTAGTCGGCCTCCGTGGCGAGCTGCGCCCGGAGCGCGTGGGCGGCATCCGCGGCGAGCAGCTCCTGGAGCGCATGGACGACACTCCCGCGCCACCACCCGCCCCGAGCGTCTGCCTGTACGAGCAGGTCACGCGCCTGATCGGCGAGCGGGCGCCCGTCCCATGACACGGGGTCCGGCCACTGCTCACCCTGCCGGTGCGGGTCGAGCGCGAGGGCCAGGTCGCGGATCGCATCGGCCAGGGGGCTCTCGTCGCGCTTCTCGTCGTCGTCGTCGTCTCCGTCGTCGTCGTCGTCATCATCTAGCCCGGTCTCCGGCGTCGTGATGTCCACAGCCCATCCCTCGCGATCCACCGCGACCTCGCGGCCGGAGCGGCTGTACACGGTGACCTCGTCGTCGGTCTCGGCGCGTAGGACGACTGTCCAGTCGTCCGGGTAGTAGCTGTCGTACTCGTCGGCGATGTCGTAGCCGTCGCCCGTGTTGTTGCCCGCGTCGTAGCGGCGCAGGGCCTCGATCATCGCGTCGATGGCCGCTGGGATGTCCGCGATTCGCGTCCGGCTGTAGTCCAGGTCGATCAGTCGTTTCGTCGTCATCGTCATCTCTCCCGGGGCTCTCGCCCCCGCCTACGCGGCCCGATTGCCGCGCACCCGTCTGTCCGGGTGGCTCCCCGGGGAGGGAGCCCGCACGCTCGGGGAGGGTCACGCGCAGTCGTGGCAGGGGCCGTTGGCCGCGCAGCAGCGGCGCCCGCTCACCGGGCAGGGGTAGCCGCAGTAGTCCGCGCTGTAGCTGCGGCGAGGCGCGCTGCGGGCCGCCGACTCAGCGGTCCGGACGATCGTCACGATCCCGCCGGTGCGGCCGGGGCCGGTCCATACGACCGCGGAGACGACCGCAGTCCAGGACTTCCCCGCGCGGGTCTCGATCCGGATCGTGTCACCCTTCGCGGCCGCGCCCTTGGCGACCGCGCCCCAGGAGCCGTCGCGCAGCTTGGTCGGGCTCGCCGTCCGGGTCGTTTCGGTTGCGTGTGTCATCGTCGTCGTCTCCCGTTCGTCGTGGCGTCATTGCCACTGAGGATAGTGTATCCCATATCTGACGATGCGCAAGGGCGATATCGGACTTGGCGAGAAACTTTCGCTACCCGATCGGAGCGTCGATGACCGGCTGCTGCCAGCGCAGGACGATGCGCTCGCGCTTGCCCGTCGAGGTCGACGCGTCCGCGTTGTCGTCATCGACCTCGACCAGCTCCCACGTCATCGCGGCGCGGACCGTCGTCCCGCAGGCGTGGTAGTGGTCGATCTCGCCCGACGACGATGCCGAGCCCTTGCTGACGACCTCGTCGGACACGGCCGACGTGTCGTCGTCCTCGAGCCACACGCGCAGCCGGTAGATCCAGCGGGCGTCCGAGATGTCCTTGGCCGTCCACGCGCCCGTCGTCGCGCTCTGCGTGCGGACGGTGCCCTGGATCGAGAGCCCGCGACCGACGACCGCCGGCCCGAAAGGTGGCTGTACGTCGATCGAGGTGCGGGTGAGTGTGGTCATGTGCGCGCCCGGGGCCGGAACCGCAGTCTAGGTCCACGCTCAGAGAGCGTGGTGCGGCCCTGGCACCGGAAGCGCGTGCGGGATGCGGGGTCGAAGCGGATCGGTGGCGCGTAGGGGACGACAGTCTTGCCGGTCGCGGACCAGTAGCGCGCGAGCCAGTGCCGAGCCGTCCAGTAGCGGGAGGACCACATCAGGTCTTGTCGTACGTCACGGCCGAGCGGTTGCCGTCCGCGTCCACGGTGGCGACGATGCGGTCCTTGGTGTCGCCCGGGTTGCGGATCGTGTTGGTGGCCGTGCCCGCGCCCGAGAGCTTGCCCGCGCACGCCGCGAGGATGATCCGCATGGCCTCGCGCAGCGTCCACGACGTCTCGACTCCCGCGGCGAGGTCGAGCAGCGCGGTCGCGATCGAGTCGCGCTCATCGCTCGTCAGCGCGTAACCCGTCTTGCTGCCGGACGCGACGACGACGCCCGCGGTTCCCGTGTCGTCGAGGATCGCGTCCACGAGCAGGTCGAGGCGCCCGCCGTCGAGCAGGTCGTCGAGCACGGCCGCGCGCGTCGCGGTGAGGCGGGCGAGGAGCGTGGCCACGTCGTCCGGGAGGTTCGCCGCGTCGAGCTCGGCAAGTCGGGCTTCGGTGGCTACGGACGCCTGCGCCAGCGACGTGAGCCCCGAGCCCGTCGCCCCGATCCGGGCGAAGCTGTCCCCGGTCTGCGGCACTGTCGTCCCGCCCGTGGACGTGATGTTGGTCGCTGCCGTCAGCACGCGAGTCGTGACGCTCCACACGTCGGCCGCGCTGTGGATCGTCCAGTCGGCGAGCTTCTTGCCGATGCTCCCGGCCGTGCTCATCCCGCTCGTGAGCGAGTTCCAGATCACGGCCGCGAGCGTCGTCCGCTCGCCGCTCGTGAGCGCCATCGCGTCCCCGGCCTTGGCCGGCGCGTAGAGCGCCTGAGCGGTCGCGAGGGTCGCGCCGTCGGTGCCGGTGAGGATGTCGAGGTCGTCCTGTGCGGTCGTCAGCGCCGCCGCGGTCGCCGCGCTGTCGGTCCCGCGCATCGCGGCCCCGTCGATGTTCACCACGTCGGCCGCGATGATGTCGAGGATGGCGTCCAAGCGACCGGCGTCGATCCAGT